GCACCGTCGCCAACTGCGCCGCTGGCCTTGGTGGCTTCAACGATGCTGATGGCGTTAGCCACTTCACGGCGAAGGCGCTCAGCGCTGGCGAAGCGACCGGCTTGTTTCAGAGTCTTAGCTTGCATATCATACTACCTTACGAAGTTCAAGTGCGCGTACACGCAGGGTCATGGAAGGGGCACCGGCTGTGCTCAGGTATGCCGAGATACGCATACGGAGGTCCGTTGCATCAGCGGGCATGACGAGAGGCGGGGAGCGGAACTGCCCGGACTGCGCAATGGCAGGGTAAAGCGCGCCGTCTTGGTAACGGTCTTGGTCCCAAATGCTAAGCGGGGTAGCGCCGCCAAGGGTCTGCCAGCCTGCTTGCAGGGACAGGACGTTCGTGGTTCCAGCATCAACTTCGTACTCACCGACAACCTCATAAGTATCGCCGGGAACGACCAGTGTGTGCAAGGAGATTTGGCGCATCAGGTCAATCGACGCAGCGGACGTAGCCGCAATGCCGCCGACGACGATCTGCTGCCAGAGCTTGCCGCCGACAGTCACTTTCGAGTAAGTCCGAGTGACACCAGTGGTGCCGGTTGCGTTGGCGCCGGAGTACCCGTCAGCCATTTCACCGGAGCCGCCTGTACCGGGAGAACCGGCAGTGCCCGCCAGAGCCCAGTTGGACGTGATGATGGTTGCGGATGCAGCTACACCGATGTCGTTGGTTGGATCAGCCATAGCGGTGATCTTGGTCGCCAGCGGCACAGCCCAGTAGTACGCCCCTAGGACGTTCGGGTGCAGGCCGTCGGTAGTGTAAGCCACGTTCAGATCGCCCACAGCGAGGTCCACGGCCAGCAAAGGCCAGGTGTCTACCACGCCTACACCGGTCTGAGTAAACTCAGCCAGCAGGCGCTGACGGACTTCCTTATGGTTCGCCAGTTGTGGCGCACTCAGGATCTTGTCAGCGTAGGTAGCATTGCCACGCGGTGGCGGGACCATGAAGATCACGGTAATCTCTGCGGCTAGGCAGAAGTCCCGGATACGGATCAAGGAGTCCATCGTCTGCGTGGCTGTGAGCGCCGCTGAGCCACGATCGTTTGTACCGACGTGTACGACACAAAGGTCAGTACCGGCAGCCGCCATCGCAGCGAGGCGAGCTTCAGACATCACGGACGTGTCGCCGCCCACACCGAAGTTACGGGTGTGATCGAATTTCAAGCGTTGTCCACAAGCTCGCAATGCGTGCGACAGGAAGCCGTTGCCTTCTGTACCACTGGTTGCGCTGGAGTTACTGGCGGCGATGGAGTCACCGAGGACGGCGACCTTCAGGCCAGTCGGTCGGCCCATCCACACAGCCACGATGGCAGCCACAGCGTCGCGCAGGGCGTCTACTGCCAGCAGGAAGGCTGGGACACCACTCAGGTTACCGCGTCGTGCAGCGACGGTCTGGAAGTGCGAGGCAGCTCGCGCCGCCTCCGTTCGCAGACGCTCTGCGTTGAAGAACTGCCCGAATGCCGGGAGGTCACTGGGTTTCATGAGATCGCCTTAGATTAGGTCGAGGGAGAGTTGCGGCTCAGGTGCGGACACCAGAGCACGGGTCTTAGCGGACTCAATCCGCTTCAGCTCCTTGGCACAGGCACCCAAGAACGCCTTGAACGCTACGATATGGTCAGACGGGTCAGAGCCGCGCTCAGCGGAGATACCGATCTGGCTCAGCACCTGAGCAACGTCCTTGCGGATGTTGTGCGAACGAGCGTGCGGGCCGAGCGATGGAAGGTCAGTGATGCGCATTATTTACGTCTCTTGATAGTCGAGGGAAAGCGGGACTGCTGCGAGCCATAAGCATGGCAGCGAGCGTAGTGCATTGGGTCTTGGAACATCTTCAGCAGCTCAGCCTCACGGGCCGCAGCAGCCACAAGTTCGCTGTCCTGTCCGAGAGTCTTAACCCAATAGGCAATCGCCATCGACAGGGCGTCGAGTCGGTCATCCTTGGCCAGAGCCCCACGGTCGCGGGTCAGCTTGGTGAACTGGTGAACAAGCGTGTAGAGCTGGCGCTTGTCTGCCGGGTAGTGCGAGGTACTGGCCCAGTCTTCAGCGATTACATCCTCGTCAAACACGAGTGACCCACGGGCCGCTACGGGCTCGATGGTGTCTGCAATGCGTTGTTCCTTCTGGCCTGTGTTGAACACGTCCTGCACGCTGCACAGCACGCTTGCAGCCCGCAACAGCGGGAGCAGCACCTGTGTGAACGCACCGTGGCCCATGTTCTTCTCAATGATGATCGTGTCCGGACGGAAGCGTTTGCAGATGTCCACGATCTGAGTCAGGGTATCCGTGTCATAGCCACCGCGAACGGCGCCAGCGTAACGGATGAAGATGTTACCGCCGAGCTGGTCTGCTACTGCAATGCCAGTCTCGTCACCGTTCTTACCGCCACCAGCAGGGTCAATTGCCAGTACACGCCCGGTCGGTTTAGCCGTCTCCGGCGACACGAACGAGGTGCTGGACATCTGGAACTTGATGGAGCCGACTTGGTACTGCCGGAGCCCCTGTGCGTCCGTCGTTCTGACGAAGTGCATCGGGAGCTGCTCGCCTAGGCGCATCACAACGACGTGTGCTGCCTTCAGCGGATAACGAGCCATGTCGCTAAGGAGCGTACACAGCATATGCTGGAGCTGGAAGTAAGCCGGACCTTGCTTGTTCTCCTTGATGCAGAGAGCTTGGTCGTCGAGCAGGTCAGGGTCAGTGGCTTGGCCGGACTTGCCGGTGGGGCCGTAGCCTGTCCGCAGGGACGGGTCTGCTTCCATACGACGGCGGATCATCGGCGCTAGGTTTTCACCGTAGGCACCATCCTCGTCTATACCCGGATAACGACCGGGCCAAATCCTTACGCAGTACCCGGAGCCCGGGAGCGTGTTGTACACAGAGCTGTCAGTCTGCGGAGTTCCGAGGAACACAGTCTTAGGCGGCTGCCCCTCACGACCTACGCAGATCGACGGGAAGTCGCGCAGCAGGTTGAGCAGCAGTTCACGCATCAGCGCAGTACGGGAGTTCTTAGCGGACTCAATGTCATCCGCAATCAGGAGGTCAGCTCGCTTGCCCTGCAAGTTACCGGTAATACCGATACACGCAACGGACGGCGATTTGTCGATCCCCTTCAAGTCTCGGTGTACGTCGAAAGCCTCTACGGAGGTTCGATCATCAGGACCGGGACGAAGGCACTCTAGAATGTCCCACGAGAGAATCATTCGGGTCACGAGTGTAGAGATTTCGTTTGCCTGTTTACCACCAGCGGAGATAATCAGGATACGGTTTTGCGGGTTCTTAATCAAGAACCAAACAGCGAAAATGGCGGTGATAGTAGACTTCGCTTGTGACCGCTGCGCCTGCACCATCAGGTCGTTAGGGCCGAACTCAAGGAAGCATCCAATGTCTTGTTGGACGGGAGTTGTACTAAAGCCGAGGAACCGCATACCAGCTACTAGGAACGGTAGGAAGTGTTCGTACTGCTCTTGCAACAACTCCAACTGCGCATGGCGCGCAGTACGGAGAAGTTCTTGTGCCACTAGTGTTGGACACCCATAGTCGATTGGAAGTCAGCCATAACGGCATCGAGTTCTGCCTTGGATACGCCAGAACCTTTAAGCTCGCGCTCAAGTTTGGCACCCAGTGCAGCAACTTCTTTATCGCCACCGGGTTCGGCGGTGATGTTGTTGTCCTTCAGGAACGCACGCAGTACCGCAGCGTCAGCCGAGGTGAAGGGAACCCAGTTGTCATCCTCCATACCGAGGTCCGACAGTTCAAGTCGGCGCTCCCAATACTTGGTGAACTGATCGTGCAGGGAGCCTAAACGCTCGCTAGATGCTGCCATTACTTGCTCCTTAGTTTGTCACGCAGGTAGAACCCTGCCTGAATTACAATCCAGACAAGAGTCGCCCATTTAAGGGCGGTATCTACCGGGAAGTTCATAAACCAATCCATACCGACCACCGTAACAGGTGGGGCGTTTCTCATTGCAACGTCCACTGCTACGGTGGTAGTGTTCATTATTGCCTCACAGGTGCAGTTGAATTATGCGGTCCATTTCGGCCTGTCGGACTTCAGGATCGTCAATCGTATAGTCGCCGTCACGCAGCTCATACGAGCTGTCCGTGACGAAGTACGAGTCTTGGTTGAATACTACAATAGTGTCCATATTACCTCTCGAAAGCGTAGCCATTAAGGCGCATAGTGAACGTCCCCCCAGACACGTCATTCATGAACTGGAAGCGCGACAGCGAGTCGATTTCAATCTCAAACATATTGGAGGTGCTTGCAGAGATTGAGTGCGTGTGTATGGCAGTGCTAACACCAACTCCCAGGTCCATCGACGCCAGCCGCACGGTGCTAGAGGCGTTGCCATAGTTAGTTCCCATGCCGAACACATGAGTAGACACGTCTGCGTATGCAACGTCACCTGCGTTAACTGTCGCTGCCGCAGTGTTAGTCAGGCCGGTTACTACAGCGAACGGCATACCGGCGATGTTCACCATGTACGCCATGCGCCCCGGTGTATGTTTGAACCTCCACGGCCCAGTGCCAGCTCCGTTATTTCGGATTGCTACGAGGAACCTGCGGCTTAAATCGCCTGTTTTACGGAATGCTGTACCTAGGTAGCGCACCGGGGCTACACCAGAAGTTACTTCCAGTCCGGCGGTGCCGTCGCCGTTGTCGAATCCCCAAATGATCTGCCAGATACTTGCCGTAGTCGCCAGTGTTACGCTGGTAGCGGCGTCAAGAGTAATCAACTTCCCGGTAGCTGGGTCCGCGAAACTTCCCGGCGATATAGTGACGAACGGGTTACTTGTGTTAAACGAGGCCAGCAGCCCGCCATGCGAGATATAGTCCCGAGTTACCAGCAGTGCGTGAGTGTCTGCCGCGTTTATGGTTCCGAGTCCAGAAGTGTGACCGTCGAGCACAGCCTGCACGTTTGTAGCGCCGCTGGTGATCTGCGCAGCAGTGTAGTCACCGGAGGTAGGGACCACGGCTCCGCCACGACCGTTGAAGCTAGTCACGGCGGACTCTACCAACGTGAGAGCCTCGTTAGCTGTGTCGTTTGCAGCGTTGGCTGTAGACGTCGCAGCCGCCGAGGCGTCCAGTGCGGACTGCGCCTTGGCATCAATGGCGTTTGCAACGTCCATCGCGTTGTTCGCGGTGGTGGTAGCCACTACGGACGTATCGAGTGCGGACTGCGCCTTGGCATCAATGGCGTTAGCCACGGACAGCGCGTTGTTCGCTGTGCTGATAGCCACTACAGCGGAGGCTGCGGCGTCATCCGCATCTTGCGCGGCTGCGGCAGCTAGGCTCTCTACGGCGGAAGCGTGATCTTCTGCCAGTGCGGCGGCAGTCAATGCTTCATCAGACTTGACATTCGCAGCGTTGGCGGTGACAACCGCAGCAGAAGCAGCCGCGCTTGCGGCGTTCGCAGTAGCTACAGCAGCACCGGCCTGTGCGACCGCGTCGATGGACGCAACGTTGGCGACAACGGCAACCTCGGCAGCGAAGGATGCACGGTCAGTAGCGATCTTGGCGTTGTCCGAGGATTCCATCACGGCGTACAGCACCTGACGGGCTTGGTTGTCGAGGTCGGATTCCGACACGACTTGCAGGCTCACGAAGTCCACGAGTGGGAATTCGATGTCAGTGGCGCGGTACACACGCAGAACCTGACCGACCGGAACAACGGTCACGTCAGTGTTGAATGTGGTGTTGTTGACCTTAACCAGAGCGACAGGCACCTGCACTTCGACAGAGACGGCTGTTGCTGGTGTCACGATCACGGCCTTTACGTCGTCCGTCTCCAGATAAGGAGCCGGGTTTCCCGGAAGATCCGGGCGAAGTCCAGCAAAGTTGATTTCAACTTGCATGACTGCCCCAGTGCCGGGGAATTCGTTGGTAGCTAGGAAGTCAGCCATGTGGGTTCCTGTGTGTGATTTCTTACCTAGAGGGCGGCAATTAATACCGCCCGCAGGCATTAGTGTTGGAGGCTATGCAGCCCGTTGGTCAGCGGAGTCAGGAATACGGTGTTCCCGCCCGGAAGGCTCTTAACAAGCGCAGACATGTCTTGGTTAGTGACACCGCGAACAAGGCCGTCAGCGTAGCCAATGGCAGGAATGTTCCCAGAGAAACTGGATTGCCCGCTGCGTACACCGGACATTTCAAAACCGCCAAGAGCAGCGCCAGCATCAACAATGTCCCCAGCCAATCCCCCAAGGGATGCGTAGTTGAGAGTGGCGCGGGCAAGCATGTCGGGTGCAAGGTTGGTTTTAAGGTACTCGTCACGGCGAGAGGACTCCATCGTGGAAGCGTTGAGCTGCACACGGGCAAGGTGAATAGGGATGGCGAAGGACATCTGGCCCAGCAGCAGGCCCATAGCCTTGGCAGTACCCTGATCCGCTCGTACACGGGAGAGCTGCTTGTCCATAGACACGATGCTGAAGCTGCGGAACTGCGTGAGGATCTTCAGGAACGAGTCATGCACGTATGCACCACGCTCGCCAATGAAGGTGCCTTGGATGATCTGCTTAGCACCACGCTCTGTCATCTGCTGGAGAGCCAGCATCGCTTGCGGGTTGGTGCTTTGGCGGATGTCCATAGCCACCAGATTGCCGTCCTTGTCGAACTTGGCGAAGTTCTTGAGGTCTTTCTTCAGGTCTTTGGCAAGCTGCTCGCTGAAGCCCATGCTGCGCAGAGCTGCATCGTTCTCACCAGTACGCACGAAGCGCAGGGTCTTGTGCAGGATCTGTTCAGTAGCGCCGCGCACTTGGGCAGCGTGCAGGTAGCGGAAGCCTGTAGCCAAGGACTGCGCGTTGGAACCAGCCCGCAGCACGCGGCTCAGCATGTCCGGGGCGTCCCGTCCAGCCAGCTCGATGTTGTCCATGTCCTGCCAAGGCATGATCGCCTGATGCTCGTCACCAAGTCGCCCGCCCGGAACCTCTAGGGAGTCCAGAATCTCGTTCTTGTGCCCTTTGCGGACTTCAGCGATAAGGCGCGGCATGTCCTTGGTGAACCGCAGCGCTGCCTGTACGCCGAGAGTGGTTGCCAAGTTGGCTGTCTCAGCGAGCTGCGGCATAACCGCTTGGCCCAGCTTGGACACAGTGGTCAGGATGCGGATGTTGTCCAGATGGCGGTTCGCATTGCCGAATGACTGCCCTGTGAACTCTGCGATCACCTGATCCAGTGCCCGAATCTCTTGTGCCGTTGCCTCCTTGCCAGCGGTGCTGCGGAGGCTGACGAGGTCACGCAGTTGTGCAAAGCCCTTGCGGCCTTGGATACCACGGCGGGTCAGAGTGACCTCACCGTTAACGCGCCGCGCTTGTGCCCGGAACAGTGCCACCTGATCGTTCACGAAGGCGTCAGAGAGGTTGAACTCCACGTCGTCAGTGCCCTTCAGGGTCTGGTTCTGGTCAAGGTCCAAGCGGCTCTTGGTGTGCTTTGCGCCACCACGGCTGATGCGGTCAATGTACTTCTCAATGTCCTCGGGTGACAGGTTGGTGCCCTGAGCCAGTGCGTCCCGAAGAGCGGGAGCAGCGTGTGGGTCGTGGATGTTCGTGGGCACCATGCCACCGCCATGCGCTTCCCGGATTGCCCGGTCGATGTAGCGGCTGGCTGTCTCTTTGGCGAACTTGTGCCCGCCTGTGAAGTCCTTCCAGCTATCAGCCATCTGGCGTTCCAGCTCAGCACGGATCGGCTCACGGCGAGTAGGGTTCGCCAGCAACCAACGAGCGTCGATTGCGCGGGTGAAGTACCCGATTGAGCTGTCAGGCAGGTTCTCGCTGCCCAGTACCTTGGTGTCCTTCTGGTCACGGCGCAAGCGGTCGTAGGCAGAGTCCATGATGTCGGCTGCCTGTCGGATGTGCGGGTGCTCGACCATCGGGATACCCATCGCACGGGCTCGCCTAGCGTCGCTCACGGCCCGATTGAACTCAGACCAGTGCGTTGCCTTGGTGAACACGTCCTTGATGGTGCTACCACCGTTCTGGTTCCTCCAAGCGGTGTACACGTCGTTGAAGTGTGCGATTGGTGCGTTGTATTCCCGCTCCCGGATCGCATGCTCTACAGCGGCTGTCGAGCGTGGTCCACCGGCTTGCGTCGGCTGCTCCAGCAAGTGCCCAGCCACCCAGCGCATACCCGGATGCTGAGAGCGCGCCAAGGTCATGGCGGTGGCTTGCAGGGCGTTGGGCAGGAGGCGGGACAGAGTCTTCAGACGGGTTTCATCGAAGGTTGGCGCCTGCTGTTCCATACGCAGCAGCATTTCGGTGTCGTACAGGCGCTGAGCGTTGTCAGGGACCGTATCAGCCGTCACGCCATAGCGGGCACCCACTTCCATACGGGCAGCCAGCGGAGAGAACTGCGACTCCAATGCGGAGGTCAGGGAGCCATCCATACTGGTCGGCGTTGCACCGTCAGCGGCTGGGGCTTGGCCCGGAAGCTCTGTGATGTCAGGCATCAGGCGCTCATTGTCAGGCATCGGGCGGTACGCGGCTTCGCGGAGAGCTTGAGCGCGTTCGTACTGGATGTTGGTGGCTACCTGCTTGATCTGGTCAGGCGTGGCGTTCGGACCAGCACGGCCCTGAGCCTCGGCCCACAGCCCGTGCATGAACTCCGTGGTGTTGGCTTGGATGGATTCCGCCATAGCGTCAGAGGTAGTTGCTGCCTCGTCAGCTTCAGCGTGTACGTCTGCCCGGTTCTCGTTGGCCGGGGCCACCTGCCGGGTGCGGTTCGCAATTGCTGCGCCGCCAGCGCCGAACACTGCGCCGAATGCTGCACCGTACACATAGTCAGCGGCGGTGACGTGCTCACCTGATGCTTGCAGTGTGGCTTCTACCAGCGTGTTGCCGGCGATGCCTTCGGTGATCCCACGGGTCATGGTGTACGTCTTGGCGCCTACGTTAGCGAGCTGAGCCACTTTCCCAACGCCCAGCCCAGCAACCCAGCCGACGGGGTCCAGAACACCAGCACCCAAGCTAAAGAAGGTCGCTGCACCAGCGCCGTGAGCCCCGAGGGTTTTGAAGTTCTCGGCTTGCTCATTGAGGCGACCAAGCTTCCACAGACGCTCTTCAGCGCTGCTGCTATCAGCGATCCACTCTTGGTCAGCAGCGGGACGGTTCTGGCCCCACGTTTCACGGTCGGAAAGCCCGTCGAATAGCGGGTCATCTTTAAAAGTTCGTGTACCATTCCAGTGCTCCATGATGCTGTCAACGACAGCGGCTGTGCCTGTCATTTCGCGGTACGCAGCAGCAGCCATGTCCACTGGCCCAACGCTGTGTTTGTACGCAAGCTGCTTGGCGTTCTCGTCGTTCTGCTTGATGGCGTCCAGTAGGGTTGTGTCCGCTTCGGACTTGTCACCTGTGATCGTCGGCAGATCCCGCTTTGCACGGGGCTTGGCCAGATACTGATTACCAGCGGCTTGGATCGCCTCACTGGTCTGGTCCTCTGTCGCGCCGTTCGCCTTGGCGACGATTGCAGCGCGGGACTCTTGTGTGTACTGCGAGAACTTCTCGACCTTGGAGAGCCTCTCCTTGATGCCCCGGCGACCGGCGTTTACGTCCGGCACCACGTTGGAGAAGTCACCGTAGTCCTGTTCTGCTACTTGGTCACGGGTGCTGTCCGTTCCTGCGGAGGGTGCAGGTCCGACGGTAGTGGTATTGCCTTGGCTCATGTAGTCTTTAATGTCGGACATGCTTTCCTCTATTGGTTAGCGCTCTCCCTTGACGTCGACTTTCTCAAAGTGCTTGCGCACTTGGCGGGAGTCAAAGGTGAACGATGCTGATTCGCCGTCAGGAGTGACGACAGTGGTGTGGTAAATCTGGACAGTCTGTCCGTCGATAACCTGATCCTTCAGGCGGTTGACTTGAAGCTTGCCGTGCGTGGTCATTGCCTGCCACGGGGAGAACTTGCCACTGAACGCCGTAGCGCCTGTGTCTGCTGCCTGTGCCCTGCCGACCATGTCGCCGGTGATGCTGTAGCCCTTCTTCGGCTGACGGCTGTTAGCGGTTTCCCACCAGCCACCCAGCGCCACGTTGACGCCGTTCTTCTTGGCTTCCGCTTGTGCCACTTCGAAGAACGCACGACCGGCGTCCTCTTGGTTGGAGCCGATAGCCATTGCCAGAGAGTCCTGTCCCGGCATCTTGCGGATCACGGCAGGGCCGAGGATGTCCAGCTTGCGCAGTACAGCCGGTGCAGCACGCTTGGCAGCTTGCTCCGGTGTCATGTTCAGGTTGTCCATCATCATCTGCATTTCAGGGCCGGCAGCTTCCATAAGGATTGCCTTGTTGCCTTCGTCCATGTCAGGGATACCGCGCAGCCATGCGCCGCCGCCGCCCTTCTTGCTCAGGTCATTCAGCGCCTTGTCCAGCGTGGCCTTGTTGTCTGCCGTGGTGATGCCGGGGTTCTTGACCAGCGGCTTTCCGAACACAGCCTGCGCTGCTTCGATACGGGACAGCGAGCCTGACTTTATGAAGCGGTTGTACTGCTCCATACGGATGGCGTTCTCGGTGCCGAGGTACGCATCTGCCGTGGCTTGCCCGTCCGGTTGGGACAGGAGCTGCGTGTAAATCTGCT